TCTCTGCCTCCCCATCGGAACGAGTCGTCCATGTAAACAGCACAGGACGAAATCGCCTTTTTAACTATGACCGCCGATAATGCAGTAATAGCCGAAACCGTAATAAATATCATTTTTACCACTTCTTAACCTCCTTCTTCCAGCCGAACACCACCATAATCCCATAAATCCTCTTTCAGCTTTTCCATATCCAGCTCACCGTTCTGCCATCTTTCGTAATATTCCAGAACATGCTGAGTAAACTCCGGAATACGTTTCGCATAGGACTTAGGCCAGTAGTGATCCATCAGAACCTCTAACGGCAGTGTCAGCAATAATATCATAGCTGTATTGACAGCATCATCTGTAGCCTGCTGCCGAATTTTCACCAGCTCATTTTCAATTTGTTCCCGTACCATAGCATCCAACTGAGCTTTGGTCAGGTTATAGGTGGCGGTCTTTGCTTTCTTCTCGTTTTTCATTGCCCGCCGAATTTCCGCACGTCCCATAGAACCGCCTCCTATACAATCCAAATTTCTTTGGAAAAGAACAATGTAAGCCCGACCATCAAAACAAATAAAAAGAACGTTGCGTCCCATTCGATAGGGACTGACAACGCTCCCAGAAATATAATTGCTATGGCATAGAGCTTATTTTTCAGCAACTCTCTCCGCCACATCCTGTTTCTCCTTATTTGATTTCTTGATACCTGCTTCGACATCGTCCATCTTTACCAGCACTCCGTTTTCACGGAACTTGGAATATGCTCTGGCGGTAGCACAGTGTTCAATACACTGACAAATCCTGCCGATCAACGCATAAACACAAAGATAAACAACGACAAAAGCAATAACCATCTGCCAAAATGTCATACTGATTTTTCCTCCTATCCGACAACAGCCTCAAAGTGCTTGTCCCTGTTCAATTCATTAACGGAAATGCCACTGATACCTGCCGATTCCGAAGAATCCGTTGCCCGGAAAAAGGCATCTTTCTTCTGAGGATACATAAACTCAAACATCAAATAGTTTGCAGCATCACATAGATACTCCGTATTTCCGGTTTCCAGATACTTCTTGATACACATATCATGACTTTCCAAAGCATTTACCAGTTTCATTCCAAAGTTATCCGCAGCAGAGCCGTATTTATAGTAACTGACATTTACTCGGTTCTGCCGGAGTTCATCGAAACGGTCGCTGTATTCCTTGGGCAATTCTCTTCCAATCTTACTCATTTGGCTCCTCCTTTTCTCCAATGATGACCTCGTTGTACGGAAGCTTCTCAATCCACCGGCAGAACTCCCGCCACTCGTCCAACTTATGCTCCTTGCGCCAGCGGTAAATCCCGACAAGCACCTCGTAGTTCAGCATAACCGTCCTTTTCTGGTTGTAGGAACTGGGGAGAAGCTGAATCATTCTATACCACAGCTCTTTATCTTTCTTGTTGCTCTCCAAATATAAATCTCTCGTCTTATTGAGCATTTCGATTGTTTCACGGAGAGGAGTCTCCCAGAACCCAATCAGGTGTTCATGCGAAAAATCCTCCAACGTAAACTCCTTAGCATGGATCTTATGCATGGTCGAACAGGAGTTGGCTACGGTACCTACTTTATAAGTATCGAACTCTTTCCACCAGTAGAGTGGGGCAGTAATATCCAGATATACCGTAATCATCCGACGATACTTCGCATGAACCGGACCGCCCGATGCTAAATTTATCATGAGTTTGTTGTCGTTATATCCAACGCAATAGTCCACGTTACTAGCGCCAACATATTTCTGTTCGTTTAAGCTATCGTATTCTTCTTTATTGTGATAACTGTCAGAGTAATTCCAGCTGTTCATCGGGTTTCTCATACCACGAACAGCCTCTTCCAGGCCGTAAACAGATACTTTTTCAATTTTTATCATTGTTCCTTTTCTCCTCCAATTCTTCATTCATATACTTACCGAGAATAATTTTAATCGTTTCAGATTCTTCTTTGCTGGTAATATCCAAAAACGGAAATCTCACTGAGGTTAATACACAAAACCAGGCGAGAGCTTTTTGAGCCGCACGTCTCTTAGCCTTACTATCTAAAATATCAAATTCCTTTTTAGTCATCAGGCACCTCCTGCCATGTCCGGACAGTCACGAGAAATTCCCACTACAGCTGCAAACTGATCTGCAAGATAATCATAGTCACTGCCATAGATGATAGCGGCGTCTTCCACATCCTCGCGTTCTTCATTGGGAATATCATTTGTCGTGATTCCCTTTTCTTCCAGCCAGTCTTCCACAACATAATTCCATACGCTCAGACTGTGACATCTGTTCGCTGATTATCCGTGGATACCAAGCGTTGCGGTCATCTAGGTACTCGTTTGCAAATATCTTTCTGGTATCCGTCCCAAAAGAACTTATAATCTCCGGCAGATTCTCATTGACCGCGTCAAATATAATTCCCTGCTCGGCAGACCAGGCAACTGCATTATCGAGTATCTCTCCGACGCTCTTTCAGATAAGCAATCAGTTCCTTATTCGGCTCCCCAATTTCCGGCCACTTGTTCTCGCACAGAGTTCCATCGAAATCCGCTGCAATAATGTTAAAGTCCATACAGCTTAGTCCTCCTCACAAAGCTCTATTTTTAATCTTAATTTCTTACCATCCATATCGTGTACATTCAACCCGCCCAAAATATCATTCAAATGATTTATTGACTCCCCATCAATCACGATATCTTTGACACCGACTTGCTCAAAACAGCTTATTTCTTTTTGAATATCCCATAAGAGCATCATGCCATATTCATCAAAATAATACTTTTGATTTTTCATGCGGCGAAAAGTTTGTTGCCACATATCATAAGTAATTGGCTTTGGAATTGAATGCCCGAGTTCTTTTGCCATCCGAGAAATATAAACAGCCATCTCGTTAGTAGGACAAACAATAATACCATTTGTTTTTGCAGCTCGTTTTATGAGCAACGTTGTTTTTCCTTGCCCTCGATTTCCAATCGTAAATGTTGGGCGGTTATCCAATCGCTCATTTAAACAGGTACATCTCCAATCCATCTTTTTTCTCCTTTACAATTTTCTGAATTTTGTTATATCTTTTCCTATGAATTTAGCAAAAGCCATTTCGTAGATAGTTCCTTGTCCGAAAGTACCGTCACACTTTGCAACAGCAACAATTCTGTCTGCTTTAGAAATTAAGTCAAACGCTTCATCTACAAGAACTTCAAATGCCTTCTCCGGCTGTTCTTTTACATATTCAACATCATCACCCAACTCTAAATACATGTCTGCAATCGCTTTAATCCTATCAGAGCATGACAATGACCCAATCACAAAGACTTTCATATCTTTCAGTCCTCCTTATTTATCACAAAAAAGAAACCTTTTGCATCCTTTTCCAAAAATATCATTCCAGATGCCACGGCAAACGCATATTCAGCGCGGCTTCCTCCATTTTCCAAATTATACCAACCAGGCAACTGATAAATAGCATCGCATCTGCTCATGATAGCCATATCAATCGCACGTTTGTCCTGCTTAGACCACTCGCCGGAAAAGTCCATCCATGCAGGATTGAAAACCGTGTATCCTTGCTGAACCAGTTCTTTTTCTGCCTGGTCAAATGCTTCTTTGTTAAAATTGGGATATCCTTTCATCGGACCACTGATAAATACTTTCATTTATCTCTCCTTTCAAAAATGAGCATAAAAATAGCCCGAATCTGTCCATCATGACAAATCGAGCTACTCTTATACCGAAATATCAATATCTTATTCTTCTACAACCTCAAACTGATCCGGGGGATACAGATAGTCGTCCCCACTGTCGTCCACAATCCGATACCATCCCTTTTCAACTGCAAGGACAGTGTATACTTTGTCGTGCGTAAGTACCAGAAAATCTGTTTTTCCTTTCCACCTAACTTTCATATTCTTCACCTCATTCCAGCCATTTCTTCACTTTGAATTTGTGCTTTCCAACTGATGGCTCCTGGAACCAATGCACCTCCGCATCAACGTCTTCACCATCACAGTCAATCGTTCCAATCCCTTTGCAATGCTGCCATTCGTCCGGATTGCCACCAATCTGTTCAGAAAGCCCCAAAGCAACTTCGGGGTCCAATTCCTTTACACCGCCTTTTCCGGCAAACACTGTAGATTCCCTGATTCTGGTTCCTTCCGAAAAATGAAAGTATTCTCCAGTTGCCGGGTCTAAAATATCATAGTTTCGAGCCTTTGCTCCAACACTTTTATGAATGTATGTATCTTCAATGGTAGCACCTTCTCCGGATTTTTCAACTGTTTTCTTGATTGGATACGGCGGTCCATTTCGCACACCCCACTTCTGTCCCTCGACTCCATGATGGGCAAGCTCTGAACTGCCATCCAGCTTTTCCTTTATCTTACCGAGAATCTCTTCCACTTTCTTTCTGGTATTCGGATGCAACTTCATGTAATTCTTATGCTCGTCATACCAGTTGAAAATTTCCTTCAAGTTGCCTTTCGACCAACTGAATGCCCACCAGTCGCAAATCATTTCCAAAATATAATTGACAGGCATCTCTATAAGGATTTCCCCCTCTTTCGGATCATCGTTAATCAGAACCCAATGCTGCCAATGATGAGGATTTCTGTGAAGATGCAGTAACCAAGCTTTTCGGTACTCCTGAACTACTTTGAAAGACCGATTGCCGCCGTAGAAATAGGCATCGTATGCTTCATATTCATCCGGCTCCGACTTTGACTGGTCATGGGCAAATCAGCACTGCCATCCCAGATTCGGAATATCTTTCACCAAATCAGGAAAGTTTTCCAAAAGCCAGTCATAGCCTTTCTTTACATTTTCCTTATGTTTGGCCAGATACTGGTCGTATTGATAGCTCATTTTCTTTCCTCTTTTCTCCTTTCATTTTCATCACCACTTTGCAAATCCTGTCTCATTAAACTTTTTCTTGTCTTTCAGTGCCTTACTGATTGCCAAATCGATTCCAGAGCGGCTTTTCAGGTGATAGTAATATAGATCAGTATAGGGGGTGTTCATCCTGTCAATCCGCCCACTGGACTGGACCATAATTTTGTAAGAGTAGTTCTGCGAGTAAAATATAATGGTATCTGTCTTGATGCAGTTCCACCCCTC